TTGGCGTTATTGAACCAGCCGTTGGGATCATACGAGTCAATGTCTGGAGTGGCGCTTGCGGTGTTGAAGGTGATCTTGGTGACGGTGTTGTTGGTCAGCGATTGCGCTGCCGTTGCAGTGATGCGCGCGATCCACTCGGAGTTAGCGCCGTTGAGCGTCGCATCACCGCTCACGCTAAAGGTGCCAACGATTCCAACTTCTCCTGCTCCGCCGTTCGCGCTGATAAGAAGATTGCCGCCACCCTGCTCAAAGGCAGCGGCCTGATACGTTGCTGAGTCGTTGTTATCAGTGATAAAAAAGGCAGAGAAGAACGAGCGAAGTTTTACTTCTGCCAAGTCGCCAGTGAGCGCAGCAGTTGTTCCAGTAGTCTTAACTGTGATAATCAGATAGACATACGCAGCGTCAGAAGGCGCGGTCGTCGGCGATGCGCCAATCGATCCGAGTACGCTCCTACCAATGCCAGTTGCTCCAGTTCCAGTCGCTGTCAAGTCTTGCTTCACATAGGAATAACTCAACTGAAACTCCGCGTTGGTTCCGATTCCTTCAGAGACATAAGCATCTGGAGCGATGGTTAGAGCGCGATCTCGGCTCGTTGCGATTGGGATGTATCGGCTGATCTGTGCGCTCTTGCCGGTCAGCGTGCCGGTGTTGATCGTCCAGCGAAGCACATTGCCAGAGCCAGCGGAAGCGTCAGCGACCACGGCGCAGGTAATCGCCCCTGCGCTGTTCACATCCGTGAAGGTCCAGTAGGGCAGTGGGTTCTCTGCGGTGATCGTGTCGCCTGCTGCATCTGGCGGAATGGCAAAGTCGCCGTTCGCCACGCCAGCCTGAATCTCTCGCAGCGCGGCAGGACCAAAGAGCAGCGCTGTCTCCCCATCGCTCGATGTGCTGACGAGTGGTGCGCCCTTGTCGGCGTTTACGCCACCCTCAAATGCGCCGAAGCCTTCTAGGTTTGTGCCGTACTTACCCACGCTTACTCTCCTTGAATGAGGCCGCGTAGCCCCTTCAGATACTGACGGCGGAAGTCCGCCTGGATCTCATACTGGACTTGGTAGGTGCCGCCACCCTCAGCGAAGCGCATCGTGACTGTGGGGATGTAAAGAATAGCGGCAGAGAGGTCAAGCGCTGGAGCGGTCAACTTCACATACTGCCCAGGGAGCCACGCCTTCACGAGTGTGTAGGGCGTAGCAGCTGCGACTGGATACCCTTGGCTGTAGCCGTACTCCCAGTCTGGCGCAGAAGTCTGACTCAGGTCGCCACCGGCAATGGTGAACGAGACAGTGCGTACTGGCTTGCCGCGCGTCACCATCGTGGCGCGAGCTAGAGCACCGATGGTTGCGCCGCGATCCGCCTTGGCGACGATCTTTGGCGCGCTGAACACTTCGTGCGCCAGAGGACCGCTGCGGCTCGCAAGCCCAGCGCCGTTGCGGCTATAGGTGCCTGTGTAGGTGCGGAAGTATGGGTCGTTGGTTGGTGCGTTGGGCCATGCGGTGTTGCTGTCGTAGCGCGCGTAGGCAGAGTCAGCCTGCACAAAGATGCCCTTGACGATGTCCGAGTGGTCAAGATTGACGGTGAGATCGCGCGCCAGTAGGCGCGTTGCAGTGGTTGTGCTGCCAACTTGCACGCTCGCAGGATCGGTGACGATCTCTGCCGGTGCCGTGGCATAGGTCGGAGCAACCTCCTTTGGTCCGTAGTTTAGTCGCCCATCGGTATCAACCCAGTAGCGGTACTGGATGTCAGCGATGCCGCCTGCCGCCTCAGCGACCTGATCCAAAGCGCTTTGGAGCGTAGATGCCTTGAAGGTCTGCTTGCCAACGGTCTGCGCGGAGCCTGTGTAGATGGCGCGCGTTGAGCCGCTGATCACGGCGGTGTTGAGAATCTCGCGTGTGGTCGAGTCGTTGACCTGCGTGTTCACGCGAGTGAGCAAGCCGTTGATGATGTCGCGGTCAGTGCTTGTGCTAGTGCCAAGGGTGAACGAGTCCACGAATGAGGTAGCGCGGATGCCTGTCTTGCCGTTGCGGATGATGGTCTTTTGCAGCCAGCCGTCTGCATCCTCAACGCTAACGGTTGCGCGCGAGCCAAGGCCGTTCTCCAGCATCCGTGCATCAATGCCGGTCACATAGCCAAGGAAGATTGGCGTGGTCGCGCTGTAGCGGCTGTCAAAGAACTGGACGCGCGCATTGTCGTGGACTGCGCCAGAGCGCCACCACGGTCCTGCCACTGGAGTCTTTGGCTCAATCACATCAAAGGTCATTGAGCCACCGTTGCCGTCGCCTGAGAGCGTGAGCGACAGGCTGCCAAGGTCGACATACGGCGTGGTCGTAGCACTTGGAGCTGGGAGATCAAGAAGGTTCGCGCCGCTGTCAACGCCAGCCACGATCAGGCTGAATGGGTTTGCCATTTAGCGACCGCGCTTGAAGGTGCCTGTTCGGTTGATCGAGTCGGTGACCACGGTGTCAACCTTGCCTGTGCCGATGTAGATGTTGTTGGTTGTTGCTCCGCCTCCCATCGGTGGAACAAAGGTTCCAGAGGCGACTGCGTTTGCAAGGTACGGCGAGTATCCGGCGGAGGTCGTACCTGCTGCACCCAGGTTTGCCTGCGCGGAGAAGAGGGTCCTGAGTCCAAAGACAATCGCATCAACGGTGATCTTCAGTGCCTCTAGAAAGATCTTGAGCGGCTGAAGTGCAACCACAAGCAGGTTGATGTCACCCTCCTCAAAGATTGCGAACAGCTCGCCGAAGGAACGCACTAGAGGTGCGACATAGTTAGTGATCAGATCGTCAAGCACTGGACCAACTGTGCGGACGATTGCTTCGAATGCTGGCAGAGCCTCTTTGGCGAGGAAGTCCATCACCTTGTTGACTGTTGGTAGCAGGCGGTAGCCAAGCTCTTCCATCGTCTCGTTGAATCGCACCTGAGATCGAGCGAACTTGCCGCTCGTTGAGTTAGCGATCTCTGCGGCGGTGCCGCCGTACTTTTCTGTCGCGGCCGTAAGGATCTCCTCTAAGGTGGCGTTCTTGGAGACCTGGATGCCGAGCGCCTTCAGACCTCTCGTCTGACCCTGAGTTGCCTTGCCGATGGTGGTCATAACTTCTGCAAGGTCAGTGCCTGTGACGGCAGCAATGTCTGCCGCGACAGCATTCGCCTTCAGCAGCATATTGCGGCTCGTGAAGAATCGTGACCCTACTTCGATACCAGCGCGCACCTGGTCATCAGTGATGCCCAGCGCACCCATAGCGATGATCTGCTCGTCAATCTGCTTTGTCAGACCTTCTGTGAGCAGTCCACGCTGCTTGAGTGCTGCGTTGAGCAGGATCGTCTGGCGCTCATCGTCAGCCGCAGACTTAACTGCGGTGAATGCAAGCCCAGCCAAGGCGGCACCGGCAACAGCAGCGCCAGCCGCAATGCCCTTGAATGCGCTGAAGCCGACGCGGCGCAGCTTGCCCATTGATGTGCCGATCTTGCCAAGCGGACCTGAGGCGGAGTCCTTCGCCTTGACGACGAAGTTAGCGGTCTGGTTTCCAGCCATCAGCGTTGGTTACCTCTCTTGAACTTCAGGATGGTGTTGCGGAATGGCTCGTCGTTGAAGAACGCAGCCACCGTCTTACTGTATGACTCTACCGCTCGGTCAATGTTTGATCGCTTCTTTACCACTTCATCAATGAACGGTCGCTTCTGGACTGGCTTCACCGCGAAGGTGCCGTTGACTGTGGTGCGTCGGTTGCCGGTACCACCGACTACCAGCCAGCCGTAGAACACACCCTTGCGCCCACCCTTGATACCGACCACAGCGGCAGGGTTGTTGAATCGCGCCTTGCGCGCCAGCACCTTCTTGCGAAGGTTGCCGGTTGCGCCGCGCGGAGCCTTGTCGCGCATTGGCTTTTGCAAGGTGCGCGCTGCGTTCAAGGTAGCGAATGAAGCCAAGCGCTTGAATGCTGAAGGGTTGGAACCCTTGAGGAAGCCAAGCCGCAGCTGATCAAAGTTCCTATCGAACTGACCGTCTACGACAATCGCGGCTCGCATCACTTCCCTTTCGGCTGCATCTCTGCGTGAATCATCCACGCAAGTAGCACCTGATCTATCGGCAGGCTCGCTACCTCATCTGGCCACATCCCAAACTTTTCGCCTAAGAGGTGGAAGATGATCTCCGGCGGAGGCGAGATAGATTGTCCAATCGCCATCCGCCTGGCGGCGAGCCTTACTTGGGGTCCGGCTGGTTCGCCTTACCCCACGCCTCAAGCGTCTGCGAGAGTGCGTCTACTGGTGCGTCCAACACATCCTGACAAGGCTTGCCATCAAGCCCCTTGAAGTTATGCGTGACTACCAGCTTGGCAAACGCTGCGAGCGCTCGTGACGCTTCGCCTGACTCCAAGTCGAGCAGGATGCGCGCCGAGACTTGCTTTCGCAGCTCGGCTGTCCACCCTGCAAAGTCACCCTCTAGGGTGATCTTCACCGTGTCCATATGACCCTCCTAGCGCCGAATGGCGCTGCTATTTATGGCGCTGCGCTGAGTGGCGAATCCACCACGATCTCAAGCGACTTGCCTGATGTCGTGTCATACGCCAGTCGGCAGGTGACCTCATTGACCACGACGCCATCCATATCCGCCTGGAGCGGAACGACATTCTCGACTTCCCACGAGCCAAGAATCCACACGCCGTAGTTATCGGTGGTCGTGCCGTAGAGGCGCAGGAACTTCTGCGTGGCAATGTCGGTGATTGGGAATGAGGTGGTCGCCGCGCTGTTGCTTACGACCGTGAAGGTCAGCGTCGCATCGAGCACGCCGGTCAGTGCAGCCGTGGCTGCCGTCAGGCTGCCATCAAGCGCCGTCACCATGCCCACGCCAGTGGTCACCGAGAGGTTGAAGTTCATCACGCTGGCGAAGTCGGTTGCGCCTGAGCCAGCCTTGTCAGGGAAGTTCGTGTCGGTGCTGAGCTTCATCAAGCGGCCAGCCATCATTGGATTCTCTGGCAGTGCCGTTGGGAAGGCGAGCGACGATGATGCGACCGTGGTCGCGGCAAAGGTTGCCCCAACCTGAAGCAAGCCTGAAGCGTCTGCCGAGAAGGTAACTTCTGTCGGAGCTGCGTCGCTCACCAGATACTTCTGTACGCCGTCAGTCACAAGGAATGAGTAGAACACGAGCGTGTCGACATCGCCCTGTGTTGGCGACCAAGTCCACGAGTACGGCGAAGCCGTGCCTGAAGTCGTTGCGCCGATTGCGTCAAGGATGAGTGGAAGGGTGCGGAGTGATGCAGGACCCTCTGCGATGGTCAGGACTGGTGCTCGTCCGGTGATGGTTGGTCGCCCAGCCTGGATGGCGGTGCGCTTACCAACTGAGGTGGTCTCGCCCAAGTCAACGGTCACGCCCAAGTCGAGCGCGCCGATGGTCTCGTTGAACAGAACCTCGCCTGTCGCCGTGCCGATAGAAGCGGCCGTGCCGAATGAAGCCTGCGACGCAGTAGCGATCCGCGTCAGAGCCTTTGCGCCGATTGTTGCCATCTCTCGATCTCCTTGCTCTACGCGGTGAA